CATCTGGTAACAAACATAATTCAGGTGACGATTCAAAAGCATTTAGAGGAAACTATGCAGGTATAGGTTATACTTGGGATGAAGATGATCAAATCTTCTGGCCTAAAAAACCTTATGCCTCTTGGTTAAAAGATACCACAACTGCAAGTTGGAAATCTCCAATCGGTGATGCTCCTGCGTTAACTGCAGAACAAGAATCACAAAATGAAGCTCGAACTCATTTATGGTATTATAAGTGGAATGAAGAAGGCCAGTCTTGGGATTTAAAAAATTCAATGGAATAAAAAGATGACTTATGGCATAAGTTGGTGGTATGCAGAAGCAAGTATTATCTGAAATAGCATTATATTATGGTGATGTGGCGATGCCCAAAAATTGGGATATTGATCGAGATAAATTACAAAACGACATTTTAAAATCACAGGTTACAGATTCACCTTTTTTATTCTCACGAACATTCGATATGTTAAACACTTATATAAGAGATCATATAAATTTAAATTATGGATTTACTTTAGTTAATAAAGAAACGTGGGGAAATATTTATAAACCTAGCGAAACTACAATTCCATTATTAAATATAGATCCAGTGGATTTACGGAACTCTCCTGATTACACATTTCTTTATGGTGTAAATGTAAAAGATTGTATGGTTCGAATACACTATGAGGATAATAGACGTAAGGGTAGATCTTGGGATATACCACTTAGAGACAATATGTTTATCATGTTTCCATCTACTAATATGTATTACTTAACCAATAATCAAAAGGACAGTTTAAATTTTGTACAGACAATAACCTATGAATATATCTAATTACTACTGGTATTTTAGTGGTGTTCTTACACCAAGATTCTGTGATGATGTAATAGCATATGCTAACGAACAAAAAGAAGTTATGGCTAGAACTGGTGGATATGGTGATAGAAAATTAAAAGAAGATGAGGTTAAAAATATGCAGCGTAAAAGGAAATCTGATCTAGTATGGCTTAATGACACCTGGATATATAAAGAATTACATCCTTACGTGCACGAAGCAAACGCAAGAGCTGGTTGGAATTTTGACTGGGAGAGATCTGAATCTTGTCAGTTTACAAAATATAAATTAAATCAATATTATGATTGGCATTGTGACAGTTGGGATAAACCTTATGATAAGCCAAATAAACCTGAACACGGTAAAATCAGAAAACTATCCATGACCTGTCAGTTGACAGATGGATCAGAATATAAAGGTGGTGAGTTAGAATTTGATTTTAGAAACTATGATCCACATATGCGAGACGAATCAAAACACAGAATACAATGCAAAGAAATATTACCAAAAGGATCTATTATTGTATTTCCTAGTTTTGTGTGGCATAGAGTTAAACCAGTAACATCAGGCACAAGATATAGTCTTGTAGTATGGCATTTAGGGAGGCCTTTTAGATAATGTTTATTAATAGTTATTTTCCAACTGTTATATGGAGTGAGGAAAAACCAGAATTTGTAAAATCTTTAAACAAAGCAAGTAATAAATATATTGCTGATGCTCGTAAAAGAGAAAAAGAATATATAAAAAAATACGGTGACTTTGGAAGATCATATCACTCAACACCTCTTACAGCCGACAATGATTTTTTAGATTTTAGAAATTACATTGGTCAAAAGTCCTGGGAATATTTAGATCATCAGGGTTATGATATGTCACAATACACAACCATGTTTAGTGAGATGTGGGTACAAGAGTTTGCTAAAAAAGGTGGTGGACATCACTCAGCACACATACATTGGAATCAACATGTATCAGGTTTTTATTTTTTAAAATGTAGTGATAAAACATCATATCCAATATTTCACGAACCAAAGACTGGTGCAAGATGTACAAAATTAAAAATGAAACCAAACCTGAAGGGTGTATGGGCAGGTCACGAACAATTTCATTTTGGACCAAAACCAGGCACACTAATTATATTTCCAGGATATTTAGAACACGAATATGCAGTAGATCATGGTAAAGAACCATTTAGATTTATACATTGGAACATACAAGCTGTGCCAAAAGAAATGGCTAAAGATGTTTAAGAAAAATAAATACACAGTAATTAGAAAAGCCATATCAAAAGATCTAGCTATTTTTATTGCAAATTATTTTAGAATGCAAAAACAGGTTTATGATACTTGTCGTCAAGCTAGATACTTCTCACCATTTGAGAATATAATAGGTCACTACGAGGGAGCTAATGAACAGATCCCTGGTACTTATTCTCAATATGCAAACATGGCCATGGAGACTTTAATGTTAAAATGTCAACCAATAATGGAGAAGGCTACAGGATTAAGATTAGATCCAAATTATACTTATGCAAGAATATATAAAAAAGGTGATGAACTTAAAAGACACAAGGATAGATTTTCCTGTGAGATATCTACAACCATGAATCTTGGTGGTGATGATTGGCCTATATATCTGAGTCCAAATGAGAATGTGGGTGCACCAGATGGTAAAAATATTACAACAGCTAGTAAGGCAAAAGGCATTAAGGTAGATCTAAAACCTGGTGATATGTTGGTTTATAGGGGTATAGAATTAGAACATTGGAGAGAAAAATTCAAAGGCAAAGAATGCGTGCAGGTTTTTTTGCATTATAATAATCGTAAAACACCTGGAGCTAAAGATAACATGTTTGATAAAAGACCTCATCTTGGTCTTCCTTCATGGTTTAAGAGATGATATAATCCACACGTGTAGGGGGTTCACCACCAATCACCAACCCCCTGCACTATTAATATTATGGCATTAGGAATTACAGCAATAGCTCAAGATGCAATAGCATCATTAGGTACACCAACAACGGTTGTATCATTAACTGGTTTACAAGTAACAGCTAACGCTGGAAATATTACACAAACAAATTCTGGATCAGTACAACTTACTGGTGTTCAAGCACCAATGGTTACTGGATCAATACAAGTTGACCCTGATATTGAAGTAACAGGTCTAGGTATGACTACTTCGATTGGTCCGTTTAGTATTAAAGCGGATGTAGTAACTGAGGTGGTTCAAGGTGAAACAATATCTGTATCAACAGGTACATTATCAATAACTAGTTCACCAGTTGTAGAATTAAGTGGCATAAATATGAATATGTCTACTGGAACAGTAGATGCAGTTACAGCTCAACTTCTTGATTCTCAAAATATTAATATAAGCACTGGTACTTTAGCCTTTGCAATTGATGGTTCAGTAGAATTAACTGGTCAAGCTGTTACTACTACATTAGGTGAAGAAGAAGCGATTATTGATGTAACTGTTGAACCTACTGGTATCAACATGAATATGTCATTAAATAGTGTTTCACTTGAAATAAACACACCAGCACCGGTTACAGGACAAAACATGACGTTAAACGTAGGAACTGTAGGATCTATAGCATGGTCAGAGGTTGATACTACAGTATCTAATGTATGGGTTGAGGTTGATATTGCTGCATAATCAAAATATAATATAATTTATGGCATCTACATTTTCTACAGACTTAAAATTAGAACTTATGGCTACCGGTG